CACTACTTCGAGGATGGCGAACGCACCCGCCGCGAACTCAACGCTACCGGCGCGTTCGTCGCCAAGAACCCCAAGGCGTCCAAAGAGAATGTCGGATTCCACTGGAACGCGCTTTGTGCGATGAGCTGGGGCCAACTCGCCGAACTCTACTTGCGGGCCAAGACGGCGGCACGGAAGGGGGATGTCTCGTTGCTCCAGCAATTTTACCAGAAACGCCTTGGTTTACCGTGGCGTGAATATGTCGAGGATTACAAACTGGAGATCACCAAGTCCGGCTACAAGCGGGGCGAGACGTGGGAGGAGGAGGGCGCGATCAACCCGAAGAACGGCACCATCCTCGCCGCCCCGCTGCCCGAGCGCACGGGCCTGATTCCGCTGCGCTTCATCACGGTGGACTGCCAGATGGACCACCTGTTCCTGGTCGTCCGTTCGTGGTCGGCCGAAGGATCGAGCCGCCTGATGTGGAACGAACGCATCCTGACCTTCACCGACATCGACGTGATGCAGGAACGCTTCAGTGTGCATCCGAGCTTGGTATTCCTCGACGCAGGCTATGCGACCTACGACGTCTATCGCGAATGCGCCAAACGCGGTTGGGTCGCGCTCATTGGCGACCGCCGTCCGGTCTATCCGCACAAGGGGCGCGATGGCAAGACCGTCCAGCGGTTCTACTCGCCCCGGCGCAAGGTGGTGCTGTCGCACAAGCAGTCCTGCCATGTCCATTATTGGAGCAATCTCAACATCAAGGACACGCTCGCCCGCCTGCGGCGCAACCAGGACGCCAGTCGGGGGCCGACTTGGGAAGTGCCCGACGACATCGACGACGATTACCTGGCGCAGATGGAAAGCGAGCAGCGGATCAAGGAAAAGGGACAGTGGATGTGGAAGCAGATCGGGTCGCGACCGAACCATTACTTCGATTGCGAGTCGATGCAGGCGACCGCGGCAACCATGCTCAAGATCGTCGGACGCGAGGCGGTCGCGGCCGCCCCGGTTGACAGCCCGGACGGGGAGTCATGAAAAACATCACCATCCTCCGCTTCCTAACCGCCATCGGTTCCGCCCTGTCCACCGTCGCCGCGCTCGATCTGGCCGGCGTCGCCAATGTGTTCGAGCCGTCCACCGCCAAATACCTGCTTGCCGCGGGTCCCGCCGCGCTGGCGGTGAAGGAACTCGTCGTGGTGCTGGGCGACTGGTTCGACGACGGCAAGCCGAACAAATCATTCAAGGTCGGCGTGCTCTGCTTCGCCCTCGCGTTGCTGTCGCTGCCCTTCCTTACGTCGTGCTCCACGCCGCCGCCGGTCACCGGCACCTTCTCCAACAAGGACGGCCGGATCACGGTCCATCCGGACGGTCGCTTCGAGATCACCGTCGAACCCCGCACCTCCAAGTAAGCCATGCCTGCCGACACTTTCACCGATTGGTTCAACGCCCAGAATTTCCGCCATTTCGGCGCGGGCGAGTTCACCAGCTATTTCGCCGCCGTGCGCAAAGGGGTGAAAAACAGCACCCCGCCCCGCAAGCTGTGGGGCAACCTGGTGCCGACGCTGAGGATCGTGGACGCCCTGCGCGGACACCTCGGCAAACCCTGCCGGATCCTCAGTTCCTACCGTTCGCCGGATTACAACCGGGCGGTGGGCGGGGCACCGCTCAGCCAGCACCTTCAGTTCAACGCCCTGGACATCGCCTTTGATGGCGTGCGGAGCGGGATTGTGTATGCGGTCCTTCTGGCATGGCGCAAGGACGGCAAGTTCACCGGCGGGCTGGGTTTCTATCCGGCCTCCGGCTTCGTCCACATCGACACGCGGGGCAGCAACGCCACCTGGCAGGGTCAGTAACCGGCACCCAAACCCAATCGACACATGGCCCGCAGGCTCTTCATCACCGGATTCACCGTCAGCGAGGTTCTCGCCATCCAGTCGCGGGCGAAGGAATTGCTGCTGGAAGGCAAGACGATCATGAACTGGAACGACGCCGAGACTTCGGTGTCCAAGCAATTCGTCCTGCCCGTTGACCAGGTGCTTGAGGAATGCGCCCATGCGCTGCAGGTGCTCGATCCTGCCACATACGGCCGTCCACGCATCGCCGTCGTTTCCTACATCGCCGGATACCTCCCGAAATGAGCCGCCTCAAATCCATCGCCCGACTGCTGCTGCCCCCCGTCCTCGTTCCGAAGGCGTGGGGGTCGCCGTATGAAGCTGCTAACTGGTCGCCGCGCCGTGGCGCGGTGCCGGGTGCATCGCCAAGCGACGCACGCAACGAACTCACTCCCGGCGTTCGCACCGAACTGGTTCGCAAGGCGCGCTACCTCCACAAGAACAGCGGATTCGTTAGGGAGTTGGTCGCCAACATGGCAATCTATTCCACGGGCGACGGCATCCGCGTCCAGGCGCAGTCGGGCAATCCGGCGTGGAACAGCAAAGCAGAGGAGTTCTTTTCGCTGTGGGCCGCCCGCTGTGAGGTAACGCGCCGGTTTTCGTTCGCGGAATGCCAGTCGCTGGTCTGCCGGGGCATGGACATCGACGGCGAGTATTTCATTCACAAGACCCGCGACGGCGAGGGTGAGCCGCGCATCCAGTTGATCGAGTCCCACCGGATCGGCGACGAGTTCGGGTCCAAGGAAACCATCGACGGAGTGGGCCTCGACGCTTGGGGGGCGCCGGTGTTCTACCGGGTGTTGGAGGATGGCCGCAAAGTCCGCGATCTCCCGGCCGAGGCGATTCTGCACATCCACGAGCCGGAATGGGCCGGCGGCGTGCGCTCCCATCCGACAATCCAGCATTCCATCAACCATGTGCTCGATGAAATGGAGTTGCTCGCTCTGGAGAAACACGCGGTCAAAGACAACGCCGACGTGGCCCGGGTGCTGAAAACCGCTCGTGGCGAAATCGACGACAATGGTGATTTCGTTGTGGGTGGTGCGGCTGGCACCGGCGAGGCGAGCGACCCGGTCACCTTGCAACGCATCGTCGGCGGCAAACTGGTCGCCCTCAAGCCCGACGAATCGCTGGACAGCTTCCAATCCAACCGCCCGTCGCCCACCTTCACCGGGTTCCTGGAGCACCTGCGGCGTGACGCGGCGCTCGGGGTGATCCCATTCGAGTTCGCGGCGGATTCCAGCAAGATTGGCGGTGCCGGTGTCAGGCTCATCGTTGCCAAGGCCGACCGCCGGTTTTCGTTCCGGCAACTCATCCTTGAACGCCGCCTCATTCAGCCGGTGTGGACCTATGTCATTGGAGACGCCATCAATCGCGGGTTGCTGCCGCCCGTCGCCGGATGGTGGAAAATCACTTCGGTGCCACCCCGCCGGATCACCGTGGACGCCGGCCGCGAAGCCCAACAGAACCGCGCCGATGTAGAGATGGGACTCAAGACTCTTTCCGACCACTATGCCGAGCTGGGTGCGGACTTCGGCGAGGAGATCGAGCGCCGTGCAACCGACGCGAAGATGATCCTGGAAACCGCCCTGAAATACGGCGTGCCGGTGGACATGCTGTGGAAGCCCGGCGGAATGCCGGTCGCGTCCAAAGGTCCGGGTGATCCTCCCCCCGACCGTTGACACGCCCGACTTGGCGTGAACCTGTCATTTTTCCAAGCGAGCGAGTGGCTCATTCTTCCCGAGTCGTTGCAGGCGATGGTCGCAACCGCCGAATCGGCGTTCGGGCGTGCCATTGAACTCCGACCGCCCAGGACCGACCCGCTCCTTTCCGTGGACAACGGTATCGGCACCATCGACATCACCGGTCCCATCATGCGCAACCCGGACTTGATCGCCACCGTGCTGATGGGTGCCACGGACTCCAACCGGATTGCCGCCGCCATTGAGGAAGCCGCGCACCGGCCCGACATCAAGGCGGTTTTCCTCAATATTGACTCCCCCGGCGGTACCGTGCTTGGCACCCCCGAGCTGGCGGCGGCGGTTTCCGCCCTCAATGAGAACAAGCCGGTGTATGCGTTCACGTCCGGCCTTATGGCCAGCGCCGCCTACTGGATCGGGTCGCAAGCCAGCGCCGTCTATGCCACCCCGTCCGCCCGTGTCGGGTCCATCGGGGTGGTGCAAACCGTGTTGGACCAGACGGCCCGCCTGGGCGCGATGGGCGTCAAGGTCGAGGTGTTCAGTGTCGGCAAGTTCAAGGCGATGGGCACTCCCGGCACATCGCTCAACGATACCCAGCGGGAACACATCATGGCGAACCTCGCCGAAATCGCCGATGACTTCCACACCGCCGTGCTGGCCAAACGCCGCGCCATCCCCGCCGATGCGATGGAAGGCCAGACGTTCAGCGGCAAACAGGCCGAGCGGTTCAACATCGCGGGCATGGTCCCGGACCGTGCCGAAGCCATGCGCCGCCTCCGCGTTTACCAAGCGGCGGTTGACACGAAATCACGGGTGATGAACGCACCCGAAGACATCCTCGCCCAAACCAAAGCCCAACTGGAAGCACTCCAACGCGACCACCAGGCGCAAACCGAACTGCTCAACGAAGCGACGGCCGACGCCGATTCGCTGCGCGGCCAAACCGCAATCCTCGCCGCCGAGGTCGAGACGCTCAAAGCCGAGCGCGACACCGCCATTGGCAACGCCACCGCACTGCAAACCCGCGTCACCACGCTCCAGGAGTCGCAGGCGGATTTCGACACCCGCGTCCAGACCGAGGTCGCCCGCGTCGTCGCCTCCACCGGCACCACGCTGCCGGCCCGCGTCACTCCCGCAGGTGACCAGCCGCAGGCCGCGGAACTCCACGCGCAGTTCGCCGCCATCACCGATCCCGCCGCCCAGACCGTCTTCTGGCGCAAGCTCACCCCCGAACAACAAGCCCTCATCCTCAAGCACCAAGCCTGATTCCGCTAGTAGTCCAACACCAAGCCTAACACACCATGTCCAACACCCTCACCAACGTCAAAGACATCAAGGTCGCCCAGAAGGCGCTCATGCCCTTCACCGCGAACCTGATGCCCGTCACCTCGTTCTCCACCAACTTCGGCCCGCAGCAGGCCGACAAGGGCGACACCGTGCGCGTGCCCCTCATCGGCGCTCCGTCCGGGTCGAGCGATTTCGCCGGTGACTACACCGCCAACTCGGATTCGACCGTCACCACCATCCCGGTGACGCTCAACCGCCACAAGTTCAAGACGGTCCACGTCACCGCCCGCGAAGCTTCGGAAACCGCGATGGACCTGCTTGACACGCTCGTCGCCACCGCCGCCCAACAGCTCGCCCAGGACGTGCTGCTCGACATCATGACGGTCATCACCCTGGCCAACTTCGGTGTTCCCATCCCGGCGGTGGCAGCCACCAACTTCGATTACAAGAAGGTGCTCAACATCCGCGAGGCATGCGGCAACGCCAAGATGCCGGCCTCGCCCCGCTCGCTGGTGCTCGATGCCGGTTACTACACCAACCTGCTCGCCGACGATGTGGTCGCCAAGAGCTTCAACCTCAACCTGAGCGCCCCCGGTGTCACCGAGGGACTCATCAGGCGGCTGGCGGGTTTCGACCTCCACGAAACGGTGGTGATTCCCGCCGATCACGCGGAAAAACTCGTCGGCTTCGCCGTGCATCCGAGCGCGGTGGCCGTGGCCATGCGCTACCTCCAGCCGGTTGCCGAATACCAGCAGTCCGGAGCCGTCACCGACCCGCAGACCGGCATGACCTTCGGCTACCTGCGTTTCACCGACACCCGCGCCAACAAGGTCTTCGTCACCATCGAATGCCTCTACGGCTTCACCGTCGGCAAGTCCGACGCCCTCAAGCGCCTCGTCAAACCGTGAGCCACC